TAAATGTCTTCATCTTGACTGTCCTCTATATCGTTCATAAAATTAGCAGCAACTTCGTGTTTCTTAATTGCAACTGAATCTTTAATTTTGTCCATTAAAAGGGAACCTACCGTATCCTTAAATTGTGATGCATTACCATCACCTGCCATTGATACTGCATCATTCATAGTGTATTCGCTCATCTCATTCTCCTTTTGGAATATTTATAATATATTAGAAGTTATCATCGTCTTCTTCGCCTTCTTCAGGTGCTTCAGCTTCGATTTGCTTATCGATATCTTTAATATCTTCTTCAGTTTGTTGTAGAACGTTTGTTCTGATCCATTCAGTAGAGAAATACTTACCAGTATATTCATCAACATCACGTAATAGTGACAGACGTTCTCTTAAGACTTCACCTTCTTTGAGTTCTGTGAAGTAATTATCTTCAAGGAAATCGTAGTTGATTAGGTCTTTCATCTCAACCCATTCTGCTTTAGTAATCACACCTTTCAGTAGTAATTGCTTTTCAAGAATGATTTGGAATAGTTCAACGAATTTGATTCTAAGTCGTTTGATGAATTTATTAAACTTTAATTCATCACGAGTAATCTCGTTAGCACGACCCATATTGAATTGACCTTCAGCTTCTAGTCTAGTTGATGGAACGTTTAATGATTCGTATAACTTCTTACGGAAATATAATACGTCATCTAACTCACCAAGGTTTTGACCAGAAGGAAGTGTAGTAATCTCAGTACCACGACCACCTTCACGTCTTGGTAACCAGTAATCCTCAAGCATAGTCATAAACTTACGATCGTCTTTCACTTCACCAGTGTTAGCATCGTACACAAGTTTGTTCTTATGCTTCGCCATCATATCTCTTAGATATTGTTCTGCTTTACCTTTAGGCAAGTTACCAACATCAATATAAAAGATTCTACGTTCTGGAGCACGTGCTAAACGGTAAATAACCGTTGCGTCTTCCAGCATACGTAGTTGGTTTAATGGTTTGATTGCTTTATGTAAATGACCAAGAATTGCAGAGTTGTCATCACTCATAAGTCCTGAATGAATATAAGCAATTGAATCACTAGCAATCTTAACACCTTCATTACCTGCTTTAACACCTTTAGGCGAGTAGATGTAATATTCGTTATACTTTTTATCAAAGATGTTCTTAGAATTCATTGGTGCTGTTTTCTTACGTTTCTCAGCACGAACTTTCTTAATTCTACGAGGATCAATATAACGGATCTCTTGAATACCTTCTTTGGTTTTCTGAGTATCAATCATTAGATGATAATACAAACGACCATCAACATACCACTTATTAAAGATATCGTATGCCTTATTGTTGAATTGAAGAAGGTTTAAAATTCCTTCATATTCTTCTCGGATACGTTCTTTAACTTCGTCAGGTTGTTCGACATCGTCCAATACGATTTCAATTGGAGCACCTTTATCATCGCTGACAATTGCTTCATTTACAACGTCATCAATTGCACGTTGACACTCAGGTTGTAACGCCATATCTCTATAACGAGTTATAAGTGCAGTTTCTGTTTTGGTGCTCTGTTCTAAATCAATCGAAGTCCCGAAGAAACCACCTTCCGTTACTGCAACTGCAGCATCGTCGTTAGTTGGGGGTGCGAATGATTGCATTGTTGGAGGGGTTTCCTCCTTTTTGCCAATGCTGTATCCGAATAAATCAATTGCCATACTGGTTTCCTATAATAAAGTGGTATATACTATTTATACATACCGTAATCAAGTTTTCTGGAAGGTATTAAATACCGCCAGCGTCGCCAGTTGAACCACCAGAAACTTCCCAATAATCGTATTGGAATGTTACCGTGTACTCTTCAATTCCTTCAGTTTCCCAAGATAGGTCAATTGTAGAAACTTCAGAAGGGTAGATACCTACGAAGTTGTAAGTTCTAAGAACTTCACCAGTTTTACTGTATTGTGTTACTTGTGCGTTAGACTTATATAATGATGCAGCAGATCCACCAGCAGTTCTCAAGTTACCTTGAGCAGAGTTGATTGCGTTTGACCACTTCTCTAGATTATTTCTAATCGCGAAGTCTTCATCATTGATAATAGTTGGTGTCCATTCTGCATAAGTTCTGTTACCTGCTAACTTAATTTGACGACCGAAGTATGGAACTTCAATTGTACCTAAAGTTGAGGCAGGGATTTGTGCAGACTTACACATAAACGGGACTTGTACATCAGCAGCACCGTCAATCGGATTAGTGATTGTTACTTCGAATAGAGCATTTCTTGCTCCACCCTCTTTCAGTGCACCCGAGAACGAATTTACGTTAAATGCCATTTATATTCTCCTTTATTAGTTTATTTAGGTTGCACGTCCAACAATCTCAGAGAACTCTACACCAGTACGAACCGCAACAAAATTCAATTGAATAAAGTTGATAGAACGAGCAGGTTTAATGTAGATATCACCGACAAATTCGTTTCTGTCGATAGTGTCTCCAGTATTGTTAGTACCATCACAAACTACTCTAAAGTCTGTAATACCACGTCTTCCTTGTACATCTCTTAAGAATGGTTCAACTAAGTTTCTGAATTGAGCACGAGTAAAGTCATCGTTGAATTCAAACAAAGTGAATTTAGATGCAGTACTAATTGCTTTCTCAAGAACAATAAACAATCTACGAACATTGATTCGATCAAATGCAGATGGTTTAGATAACATAGTCTTATCACCATATAATACAGTACCTTGTCCAGGGAATGTAGTTACAGGGTTTACACCTTTCTTATATAATTGGTCTCTATCGCCTTTAGTTGGATTGTATGCTAAACGTACAACGTTCTTAACATTACCACGGTTAAATCCAGCAGGAGAATACCACGGGTCTCTTGTAGAGTCAGTTTGAACCATTAGACCTGCTGTATCAGCATTCAATGGAACATAACGGTAAACATCGTTATACTTGTCGTATTGATATTTCCAACCTGAGTCCATAACTGCGTATGAAGAAGAAGTCAAACTATCTCTAAACGTAATAATATCATCACGTTCTTTACCTGCATATGAATTGTTATTAACAACATCAGCACGTTCAGGTGAAAGTACAACTAAACAGTCCTTACGAGATTCAGCAATATTAGTTACTAAGTGCTCAGCAACAACCGCATCAGCAGAAGAACCTAAGATTAATGATACATCTACGTCTTCAGAAGACTTAAACTTATCATAACCAGTAATTTTTTGAGCAGCAGTTGGTGTTGAACCATCTGTACCATCAGTCATACTAACAGTTACTGGAAGTGTAGCACCACCAAACGTTAAACCAGATGCTTTAGAACCAGCATTTGTTACATTTGAGTTATGACCACCGAACCAAATATTAGAAGAACCTTGGTTGATTGCAGTTTTGTAGTAATTACCAGCACCTTGATCAGTCTTAGCATCAGATGCAGCAGATAAACCTTCGTATGCTTCTAGAACTGAACCAGAAGTACCAGTGATAACACCGTCTTCATCAACAATAGCAACGTGCATTTCATCAGTAGTCGCACCTTGATCAGTACCAAAAGTAGAAGTTCCTGGAGCAGAGTTAAAGTTGCCTGAGAATTCCCAACGTCTAGTCAAATCTGTAGTATAATTAGCAACTGTATTACCAGTATAATTAGAAGTTAATGTAACAGTATTACCTGATATAGTTGAAATTTTACGTTGCTCTTTATCAGGACCAAGTAAAAGAATATCACCAACTACAAAAGCAGTTTCAGTATTCGAAGTACCTTGACCATCACCAGCAAGTGTCACAGTAGCAGAGTTTCTAGTAGCATAGTAACTTGTAGCAACAGTAGATTCCCATGCTCCAGCAGTCTGACATACAGATACCTTTAATGAGTTACCACGTTCGCCTGGATATTTTGCTACCCAGTCACCGTGAGCAGAAGAATTACTATATGTTTCATTATAGTATTCTTCATTCTCAACATAAGCACCAGTAGCACCTGATGTTGCATTGTTAGCACCATTAACTACACGAACTGTATATAATGCGTTACCATATGATAAGAAATTTGCTGCAGTGAAAAAATCATCAGCAGTATTTGCGTTTGGTTTATTGAATATGTTTACTAGACGGTCTTCAGTGTCAACCAATACTCGTTGATTTACTGGACCCCAACTGAAATGACCAGCGATTGCACCTTCTGTGGTGCTTACTGCTGGTACAACTGTTGTTAGATCTGTCTCGCTAACATTCACACCTGGTGATACTTGGAAAGGCATTTTATGTTCTCCTGTGTTTACGGTTTAATTTAATTCTATGCTTTTATTTATAATTTTATAGTATTTACCAACTGGAGTCAAATCTATCTTCATCCCTTGACATCCAGTCGTGATGTTGTGGCACTTCGACCATTTCCATATCATCAACACCATCATCCATAATCCCGAACGGTAGCAAGTCGTTCATCAAGTCCTCCTCTGTCCTTTCCCTCAATCTAGACAAAGTTTGGATATCTGTTATATCTTTAAAGTATGCTTGGTTACTTAACCACGCAAATAATACAAGTCCCATAACTAAGTCATCGTGAGAACCTGATTCTGCTTCATACGAACTTCCCTTTCTTGAAAACCTAGATAATTCGTTTATAGTATTGTGGTCGTGGATTATTAATTGTTCTTGCTCAATAAGCAATTTCAATATTGAACAACCAACACTCTTAACTGTCTTTGTTGTTCTAATACCTTTATCAATGCCTTTGCTGAAACCTGCTGAGATTCTTCTTCCTGCTCTACCAGCAGATTCGGTGAATAGGATATTCTCATATTCAAAATCGAAGTGTAATAATTCAGACACTTGCTCACCAATATCGTTAATCTCAATAAGAACGGTCGCATCATTATACAAAGAGGCAGTTCTATAAATTATTTCAGCATACTCAACAGGTGGGATAAAGTTATCTCTGAACACACACACCTGTTGATATGGCATTTCTGACACGTCTATCATTTGGAATGCTGAGTAATCTAAACCTTTACCTCTTGATACGTCCACAATACAAGCATAAGATCTACCTTCTTCAGGTTCAGCATACATTGAAATGCCTTGTCCTTCTTTAATAGGTGTCTTTGATACAAGTGTTTTGAGTTTACTTCCTTCAATTAATGTATTAGAACTACCTAAGAATTGACACTCATACTCCTGAGCAAACTTCTGATAATCCCAGTCCATAGAAGATAAGGTTTCTTGTTTCCATTCATCGTCTCTGCCAGGAACATCTTGCCAAGGAACTTCAACATACTTGTAACCGTTAGTTCCTTCCTTAGCACCATTACACGTTTTGTAGAAATGGTTCATGCCATTTGGTGTAGATGTTAAAAGAATCTTAGTAGTTTTACCTGATGAAATTGTTGGTAATACTGCAGCAAAGAACTCATCCCAATTCTCAACGAATGCAGTTTCATCAATGTATAGGAATGATACCGACTTACCACGAATCGCACTTGATGAAGTTGCAGCAGCAATAATCTTCGAACCGTTTTCAAATTCGACAGAACCTTTGTTCCATTCTATTACACCTTGTTGCAACCATTTAGGTAATGCCTCATATGCAATTTTGATACGGTCAAGAATTTCTCTAGCAGAATCACCCTTGTTTGCCAGCAGACCTACAAGTTTATGCTCGTTGAATAGTATGTAGTGTAGGATAACTGCAGCAGCAGTTGTAGTTTTACCTGCTTGTCGTGATGTAACAACAGCAACTCTACGGTTGTCTGTGATGAGGTTGCAGATGTCTTTTTGGTACTCATACATCTTTATGGGTATTAACCCGTGATCCACGTGTACGATCTTAATGTACTGCTCAGCGAAGTATATAGGATCCTCAGAGCACTTGACAAACTCTTTTATCCTTTTCTTGGTCCAATTGAACTTAGTGCCTTTGCGTTTTAGTAAAGGATTACCTAGATAACCTCTATCTGATTTTTCATCCATAATATATTATCCCAAAGGTTTTACTTATGACTTACCAAGGTAGAATGATCCTGCTGCAAGGATTGAAATTTTCAACCATTCAAAATGAACGATAGCATTTTCAAACCGTAAGTATTCAGTCACCGTATTCTTAGTATCAATTAAACCAAGGAAATTAAAACCAGTTTCTTGTGTCACAGGTACAACGATATCAAGTCCAGTTAATGAACCCATCATTGCCCAAGCACCTAATGCTACCATTGATAAAACAAAAATACGTCTTGTCAATTTAGCGAATGGGTCGTTTCCAACCCTTTTTGCTGCAGCATCAGCAGAAGCAGTAGAAGATTTTCTATCAGCATCTGCGTTTTCTTGGTCTGCTTTGTTTCTTTCGATTAGAAGTTTCTGTTGCTCTGCTTTATTCTTTTGCGAAGCATCCATAAATTTGAAAAGTCCACCCATAGCAGCACCACCTGCCATTGTAATCAGTTCTACTGGAATCATATTATCACCTTATTAATGTTATGTTTTATTTCTATTTATAAAATAAGACGTCCCAGAAATGAATGCGATAAGAATTAACCACCAAGGAAAGGTAGTTTCATTCTTATCAAGTTCTTCCGTAATAGTGAGAGGGGGTTTTACTTTCTCAACAACTGGTTCAGGTTTGTTCCAGTTCTTAGTTAGTTTAGGTTTGGTTGGGATTATTACTGATGCCTTCTTATCAATCTTAATATCTACAGATTTCAAAACAGTTGTTGCTACATCGAACGTAGAGCAACCGTTAAGGAATATTAGTGTAACTAATACTAAACTTGCTTTAGTGGTTGCGTCTTTGATTGAATACACAAATGAATAGTAAGTCTTCATCGTCAGAAGTATTATACACCTGATGAAATTCGCCATCAGGGATAATAAGTGTTTTGCCTGCTTCAACGTAAAATTCTTCCTCACCAATATACATTCTACCTTGACCTGATAAGAAAGTGTAGACTTCCTCAATATCATCGTGCTTATGACCAGTTGTTGATTGGCTAGGTTTAAGGGTTGTCGTAGATACTGTTAGTTGTTCTAACTCTGTATTATCTACAATGGTGTATGTGTCGTTATCTTTTACAACAGTTCCTTCAAGTGAAGTGTTTGCTTGGTTTTGGATAACTTGCTTCTTCAATCCAGATGATGAGAAGTTATGATCCCTTCTATTATAGAACACATCGATACCTAGATCGTCACCCGTGAAAGGTTTGTCCCTGTAATCGTCACCGATAAATCTAACGTCAATATCATATAACGTTAGTAAATCAATTAATTCTTTCTCAGTGCTATACGGAATAATCTCATCAACATACTTAACTGCTGATAGTTGTGCGTATCTTTCAACTACACTCTGTACTGGATATCTACCGTTCTTATGTGGATTAACATTCAATCCTACAATTAAGTTATCGCAATTGTCTTTACATTCTTTAAGCATAGCGACGTGTCCTGCATGCAGCAAATCAAACGAACTACAAGTGAATCCTGTCTTTTCCCATTCTTTCATAATATACCTTTTGTAATGTAATACTTTTATTATACCCTACAACGACTAATATGTCAATCTTTAAGCATCTTTTGTAAGTCAGCAGTACTGCCTACGAATAATGCGTTGGTAACATTCTGAGGTGTTGAACCACCAGAATCCTCTCCTTCCTTTTGTAATTCTTTTACTTTCTTTTGAACGGATAACAAATCTTTATTCGCATCCATTAAGGTTTTTGATAGAGTAGCAACTACTTCGAATGCTCTGGGGTGTTCAGATACCTTTGCTAGTTCTAGTAGTGAGTCTAGTGCCTGAGTTCCTTTATCAATTACACTGTAAAGGTTTTCCCTAGCAAATTGATAGTCATCATTAATATCCTCTTGCTTGTTGTTACTATGCACAACCGCAGTAGAGATTTGAGTTTCAGTATCTATTAATTCTGCTTCGACATCGAAAATGTCATTCAGGTTATTTGTGAGGTTTGTTGCCATAATTTATCCATAATTTAATGATTGTGTCTATTCTTTCCGTCAAAGTAATTCCAGTGATCAAATGCGTATCCATAATTTGAGTTAGAAGTAATGCCACTCGCAGCAACACTAGCACTTGAGTTAGAAGTTGGACTACCGTTTGCTAATAGTCCAGGAGTAATATGTATCTTAGACTGCGGACCTTCAGTTTTAACGAACGAAGTATTTGAAGAAGCAGTAAAGTCAAGCACGGTTCTCTTAATGACACCCTTATTACTTACTGGTCCAAAGATATAACCTTTAACCGTGAAGTTGTAAGTGTATATAATAGCACGTCTAGATTGGAAGTCTGCTTCATAAGTATCTTCAATACTCATACCTGTCATTACTGTTGCAATGTCATAGTAGTCACCAATCTCAGGAACAAGTTTAACTGAGTTAGTCCACTCTGGTCTGAAGAAAGGTAGTATCTGTTCAACTGCTTGTACAGCATCCTCATTATTATCAAACATTCCATACAAAGAAATATTAATATCATAAGGAACTGGAGTAAACTGTGAACGGTTAGTGTTAGCACCAGAACCAATAGAAGTGTTACGTTGCATTTTGTTCAACGTTCTTTCTGGGGCATACGTCATCTCTGTGACTTCGAATGACATTCTAGGTAATTGAATTGATACACTTTTATTAAGACTAGGATCCTCTCTTAAACGAGCAAGGAACTTTTCCTTTGGTCCATAAGCAATAGGTAAACGAATCGTTTGTACAGATTCCCCTGCTTTATTATAACGTTGGATGTCAATGTCGTTAAACATATTTCCAAACATAATAATATATTTTCTGATAGCACTATGATAGTATGAATGTCCAAACATATATTACCAACCCATTCCTTCAGAGAAAGGATTTCCTTCTGAAAAATCTATAAAGTCTGTTGATGAAGTTTGAAAGAATTCGTTGTTAGCAGACTTATCTGCAGTTTCAACACGGAATCCATCCTGAATTGCCTTATCACCACTTTCGAATACAATTGTATTACCTGCTTCATCAAGCAACTCAAAGAATCTCATATCGCCTGAGTAAGTATCTTCAAGCACATCAATATCAGCAATACCAGTATCGATAACCTGATGACTGTATTCAAATAATTCACAACGTAAGTCGTAAGTCTGAAGACCACCCATCTGATAGAAGATTGCTTCGTGCTCAACAAACTTAACCTCAAACGTTTTACCGTTTAGTGGGAAGTATATTAAGTCACCCTCGGCAGGTCTACCAATACTTTCAGTAGTATCTGCTAATTCAACCTCTTCACCGAATCGTCTTTGCGAAATAGTCAATACCATCTCATCTCTAATCTCTAAACCAAACTTAGATAAGAAGTCTCCATCACCCTCAAACCCATCAGTTGATTTAACATACATCTCAAGAGGATATGCGTTTTCAAATTTAGATAGCACATCTTCACCGAATAATGTATCTTCAGCAACCATAGTTCTAGGCAAGTAAAAACATTCTATACCATAGATCTTAATGCTCTCAATGATTAAGTCTTCAATGAGGGTTTGTTCCCCAGAGTTTCCGAAATTATTAAAATAGAAGTTAGTAGTAGGCATAGATTAACCAGTCAAGTCGAATACAAGTCCACCCTGATTCGTAATTACTTCTTCTTCAAGTTTAGCAATTTCTTCGTTTGCGTCAGCAAGTATTTGTTGTCCGTTAAATGTTACTCCACCTGGAAGTTGCATTCCTTCGAACTTAGATAGGTTTTGACCCCATTGCTTTTTAATCAATGCAGTAGTATATTTTCTCAACCACCAATCACCGTAAATCTGAGAATAAGTTTCAGGGTCCATTGCTTGATAACATTCGATAATAACATATTCACCAACAGATACCCGTGACCAATCCATATCTAAATACATTTTATCAGTGTGACGACTGAATCTAAGTCGTTGCTTTCCAACAAGCAATTCCTGCATTAATGCGATTCTTTCCATTGACATAACATAATTCGACATTTGATAACCAGACCAGTTTTGAATGTCGTTTAATGTAATTTGATATTTGACATTAAATAAGTTATTCGTGCTTGTATCATTACCCAAAGGCATAACGTCAATGATGCTGTTGATAGTCGATGGAATTGCGATATAATTATTAGTAATATCGGTAGCAGTTATTTGATGCTTTAAGAACGTTCTCTCAGTGCCATCGTAGTGATAGTCGTGGTAGAAAGCAAGGGCATCATCGATGCGGTCTTGCACTTGATCTTCATCAACGTTAATTTCTATAACTGGTGCACCTAAACGTCTTAGACAGTATTTTTTTAACTCGTCTCGAGTTGTTGGATTTGCCATTGAATAGTTCCGGAATTAATGTATAGAACTATTTATAATAATTATATTGAGGGTTTATTGTTTACATAATCAATATAATTGTTTTTCCAACTAATACCTCTAAACCACCCCAATTCATCAATAGTTTCATACCATTCGAATATATCCCTGTTATCAACGTCGCCCAAAAATACATCAACCAACATAACTATTCTTGGGGAATTTTCATCATTTGACGGAAAATGTGGTAAATGGACTCCCGTAAATTCCATCCATTTTCCTAAATCCCAAGTATATTCTTTCAATACGTCATTTTCTAGAACTGAAATTTTAGAAGACGGTGTCAATTTTAAAGGAAGGTGAAACCGTTTGAACCTCCCGTCAGTTGGGTGGTCGTCTGTGTGTGGCGACTTCCCGTGTATTTTACTTATAGACGAAATTCCAATCGCGACGATTTTATAGTCATCACCCTTTGGTAGGTTTTCTTTTATCGCATCAAACGAATTGATTTGAGGAACCCACGCACCGAGAATATCGTATAATGGAGTATATTTAAGTGGACCATCAATTTGTTCGAACTCAGATTCATTCTTCTGATATATATCTAATATTTCTTTGTATCTTAATGATGTCTCTCGGAAAAACTGATCTGATTTAATTGCGTCGCATACTATTTTTAACATGATGTTTTGTATATAAATTTATCTAAATATTCTTTATGATTAATCAACGTGTCTGTGTCAAAACTTCTTCTTTGGTCCATAATCGTCCTTGCGTTTAATTCATCCATCTCTTTATACTTAAACTTATTTTGTGGCTTAAAGTTAGAATTTGAATACGTTGGTAACGATTCCCCTTCCGTATCATCAAACCCATCACCTTCGGGGAATTTCTCAAACCCGACAAGTTTTGCATACCAGCAAGAAGGGTAGAATAAAATATCATCTTTCGGGGGAACGATAGTAGTTTTACAACTATCCAACCAATCTATCATTCGTTGGCGAATCTGTGTTTTATTCCCAGACTTAAACTTCCAAAACTCGGAGTCATCTCTATCACTTAAATAGTATTGAGTTGACACCCAATCGAGAGTGTCCATTAGGGTGTACTCATACTTATCGTTAAATTCGTCGACTGTCATATTATCGTTCAAAACTTCTCTTGTGTTGGTTAAGCAAAATTGAACAATCATCAACAGCGTTGCTTCCATAGGTTCAACAAAACCTGCAGACACACCTAATGCAAGAACGTTTTTATACCAAGGCCTTGCGTGATGTCCAGTCCTGATTTTGATCACCCAAGGTTCCGCATCACCAACTCTGTCTTCACCAAACATTTCATTCGTGTTTTCAATTAGTTCTTTCGTTGCTTCTTCGTCTGAAATGTACTCAGAAGTATAAACATATCCATTAACCATTCTATCGGAGAGTCCAATATTCCACATCCAACCAGAAGATAATGCTTTAGTTAATGTTCTGGGTTTCATTTCTGCTTTAATGTCACCATATGGCACCTCAACAACAACTGCTCTGTCGTGTGTGAGGTATGGTTCCATCGGAATTCTCCCCTCAGGGTTTACTTCTTCAATCAATCTAGATTTAAATCCACTACAATCAATATACAGATCTGCTGTTATCTTATTGCCATCAGTATCAACCAATGCTTTAATCCCGTTTTCGTCTTGTTCGATTTCTTCGATCTCGACGTCGAGTACATTTATTTTACCTTTGTACCTTTCTTTTATGAAACTGTTGAATGCTCCAGTGTCGATATGATGCGCCCAAGGTTCTGGGTGACCACCATATGATTTGACTGGCTGGTATTGATAAGCACGTTCACCCTTTTCGTTCATTACGAATTTAGGTAAATCTTCCATACCAACGTGAGAACTTATAATTCTGGATTTAAAGAAATCTGAAACTGGCAAGTTTTCCTCAGACCTTTGTTTGTTCCAGTATGTGTGATAGAACTCGTCTGCTTCGAAACTATTCCACCACCTAGAACCTTTCTTTAACCAATCGTCATACAACACACCAATTTTGTATGTCGCTTTACATTGGGGCATCCAATCAGATTCGTCTTCAATTCCGATTTCTTTAAAGAACCTTTTCAGGTATGGTGTTGTAGAAGCAGAAAGTTCTAACCTTTTGTGACTTGAACTGTCAATGACAGTTACATCAAACCCCTCTTTTTCGTAGAAATATGATGCTGCCATCCAACCAGCAGAACCGCCACCAAAAACAACTATTTTCTTACTCATAAATTAACCTCAAACATAATAATAACAATATAACTAAGACACCAAATTTGAACTTTGTTCTTTATAGGTTTCGTAATCTAGATTCGCATCAACATTGATAGTATTTATATCAACCTCTTCAATCGGTTCTACCTCAATAGCAGTTTTATCATATCTAGCCATACAGTAGGCGTCACCACACTGCTTTGAATCCATATAATCTAAATAACTTTGTTTAATATCATCGGCTGTGTCTGTTTTAAAGTTAGCGAAAGGTTTATCTCTCTCAGCAGGTGCTGCGCCACAAAAGACTAAATTACCATCTGCCTTAATGTGCATAAACATCTTAGACAAGGATAAACACTTAACACCTACATCGCCCTCAAACACAGGGTCGTATGATTGTGTAAAGTTATAACCTAACTTACTAGCTTCTACCTGACACACATCAAATATCTCTTTAGCACTTCTGTTCTTCATGAATGGAGTGCCATGTCCAGTTGCCTCCCAAACTCTGAGTCTGGATACTTTTAAAGCATCTAACTCTAAAAATATTTCACGTATATCTTTAATATTGTATTCACCAACCGTTACTGTTCCAACAACATCAATACCTACAGCCTTAACCGATTTCATTGATTGAACTTGGGTGTCGTATGAATCAACCTTGTGAATACCATTGTGTCGTTTACTACCTTGGTAATTAAACTGTACTTGCTTAACACCATTAATCATCATTAACCCCGACCAGTCTTGCTTCCAGTCACCGTGAGTAGCAACATTGACATCAAACTCCATACAGGCTATTGCCATAATGTCTTCAAAGTCAGGATGTTCAGTCGGTTCACCGCCAGTTAAGGTTATTTGTTTGATGCCTATGTCTAAGAGTTTTTCAGTTAAATCTTCAAAATCAGATACGGACATATAATCCCACTGTTCTAAATTAAACTCTCCGTAACACCAAGCGCATTTATGAGAGCAAGCACTTGTGATTTCAACGTATGCCCACTTAGGGGTATTATCAAAATCTTTTAGTTTATTCTTTGATGGGTAGTTTTCTTCTTTTGAAAAACTAACTAGGCACATACTTGTAATACTTAAAATAAGTTGGTACGCCATCAATAAACTTAATAGACCCCATTTTAAAATGAGTTATTAATGGATCTTTAATTCCGTTTTGATTCATATAATGTAATGTCCAATTATGTTCTTTGGTATTGAACGCATCTTCAAAATTTAATGGTGTGGGTAGTCCATAATAATTTGCTATCTCTTGCATATTATTCGCATCTATGATGTTGAAAAACAATTCAACAACTTTCAATGAAGTAATTTCGGCGACACTCACCAATTCGTTTATTGATGGACATACATCTATTCCTGATGTATCATAACCTGCACCCACTCCAGACTGTTGGCAATACCAAACTGATTTATAATATTTCTTTATATGAGTTTGACCATCTATTGTTTTCTTAATACCAATCCATCCAAACCTATCATCTGGATATGGCACATCATAATTGAGGTAATTTGCTTGAATCATATTCCCGCCTACATATTGACTAGCGAGGAAGAATCCTTCTTTTCTAACGTCTTTCGGTCCATTTGGTGGTGGTGATATTTTATAGATCTCACCACCATTGATGAACACCTTTTCAACAACCATTTTAGACCCACTCCTGCGGAAGGTTTGATTTTATAGTTATTGTTTGACTATGAAAATCAGTTTCTTCGCACAACAGTTTTTCCTCAATTGTTGTGATTAGATTATCATTTTCGTCTAAACTTACCAATGGGGCATCTTCTAATGTACACACAGAAATTCTGGCTATCACCGTAATAGGATATGGGTTATCGTCAGGTAATGTTATCATAATTGTTGGGGTGAATCCACCATTCCCATCATTGTCCGAATAATTCAGAAAAGTTTCCGACGGAGCGGTGGCAGAATGGTATATAACGTCGCTATCACTCATCGACCTGATTGTCCACGCACATTTACTAATGGTGTCTAAGTTTATATCATCTCCTACTAACCTTGCTTCTACTGCAACGTTCCGACTATTGATTTGTTGATTTATTGATTTTCTGATTTGTATTTGCATATTAAATTCCTGTTATTTGACTTGTATTTCCAATCTTGGTCGCTCCAGCAGAACCACTAGAACCACTAGACCCACTAGACCCAGCAGACCCAGTGAGACCAGCAGCGCCAAAAGTCAATGCATTGTTACTGAGGTACGATCCAGGTTCTCCTACACCACCTGCTGCTCCTACATCCCCGCCTTTACCACCTGCGCCACCGTACATACCTGAACCTTGGCCCGCATAATTGTAATTCCTTGGACCACCATTACCACCAGCATTGGCGGTTCCGGCGTTCGAAGTGCCATAGGTGGGATTGCTGCTGGATGCTCCAGCACCGCCTGGGACTCCAGCACCACCACCTCCAAATCCGCCAGTCCATGCTCCACAACCACCCCATGCTCCTTCGCCACCGCCACCACCACCAGCAGCACCACCAGCACCGCCACCACCACCAGCACCACCAGCACCACCAGGACCACCAGTTATAGTTCCAGCAGTAGTGAAATTGGTTGTTAAATTTGTTCCTGTTTGTTGGTGATTATATGCTGGTCCGCCTGTGCCACCCGTACTACCAGCAGACCCAGAGTTTCCTGAATTGCCAGTACCGCCAGCAGCAGGACCTGATCCAACCGTTACATTAAGAATGGTGCTGTGGAAACTGCTACCAGCACCACCAGCACCCGTACTACCAGCAGACCCACTAGACCCAGCAGAACCAGCAGAACCAGGTGCCCCGGAGATTGTTCCATTGTTCACAATTTCTAGTGTTGAACCAGAACCCCAACCAGTACCTGATAATAATGCAGCAGTACCAGTTGATGAAGAACCAACCGTTACACCAGAATTAATTGTTGCTACAACCTTGCCAGTACCACTAAACCCAGCACCAACCGCAGCCGAGTAGACATTATAATTATTTGTACTAGAACTAATCAATAAATCGAATTGAGCAGACTTTCCGTGGAAATTTGAGAATGACATCGCACCAGAAGCAGGAACACCTACTA